GATTTCTTACTTTCTTTCCCATTCACTAATTCAATAAACTCCCGACCTCTAAAGTCAAGCAAGTTTCTGTTTAAATTTACTTTCATTGCAACTTTATGTATTTTTTAATTCTACAATAATCCCCTTCACGATATGTGCTCTATATCCAAAAGTATTGCTGTCTTTTAAACCATATACCCATATATCTGATACTACGTCCATAGTATTTCCATTCCCATCACGAGGGTAAAATCCATTCGCAGAAACATCACCCAATACATTCACATTACCATCAAAGAAACCTGCATAAATGTAATTGTTCGGATATGTAGGATTTGATTTAGAAGAACCATAGATGGCCGCACTTCCTCCAGCTGTTGCTCCTACTGCACAAACTCCAAATTTACCATCAGTTGCAGCATTAAAAGTCACATTAACAACGCCTTCCTTTGCAGTTCCTGAACCAAGCTTTAAACTTCTTGATGTCCCTCCGAAATAATCAGAACGTGTCCATACAAGACGACCACCTTCAATTGTAAATCCTCCAATAAAACCGGAAACAGCCTCAATATGCCTAACCTTTATCAGGTCAGTATTTAGGTAACCGCCTACCACAATGGTAGTGCCTAACTTCGCATATTCAACCGCATCTTCAAATGCCAACTGACCTAATCCGTCTCTGTCGATCTTGGAGTTAATCACTCCCTGCAGGTCACTATGCAATGCGGTGATTGTAACAGCACCTTCTAGGTTAATCTTTGAAGAGTGAATAGTCGTTTCACCTGCTGCCTGGTTGATATAAGATATAAGCGTATTGCCACTTTCTAGCTCTTTAGAAGCATAAATTTTATTTCCATCGGCCGTGGTAATCCATCCGGCAGTATCTATCCTCTGCGTTAAGCTATCGACCCGCGTCACCTGTGCGGAGATTTGAGTATTGAGTACTTTCAATTCAGCGAAGCACTGATCTGAATAGTCTTTCAATTTATCCTGAATAGCTTTATTCGCAACTTCAACCGCTGTATTGAAACTAGCTAAGGCAGAATTAAACAGGGCAAACTTATCATCTACATTCCTCTTCTCCTCAACGGTTGTCTGCCCGTCATTGATAGCTACATTAATTGCAGCAATAAGATTGTCAATAGCACCAAATAGGGATATTTTGGTATTCAGCAAACCTGTTTTCGCTTCACCTTCCAGGTATGAATTTGCGTACAGTTTGTTATAGGTAGCTTCGACGGCTGCCCTTGTATTTTTGACTGTATTTAGATACTTCTCAATGGCTAAAGCCTCTGCTTCCGTGATAATGCCGTCAGCAAATGCTCCGTCCACATAGTCGTGCAAACCACTAACTGCGCTGTTTGCCTGTTCCGCTGCTTTGCCGGCATCTTCTGCGTCTTGTAAGGCTTGCAATGCTTCTTTCATAGCGGTATCCGAGAACTCCTTTAGCTTATCCTGAATAGCTCTATTTGCAGATTCTACGGCTGTGTTGAAATCAGCATAGGCACTATTGAAATAGGCGAAATGTGCATCAACGTTTTGCTTCTCTTCTGGTGTTGTGAGTCCATCGTCAATAGCTGTATTAATTGCATTTATCAGGTCTGAAATACACCCCATAAGGGTAACTTTCGCATTCAATAAACCCGTTTTGGCGGAACCGGATAAATAAACATTCGTGTATAGCTTGTTATAAGTGGCTTCAACCGTAGCTTTAGCATTATTAATCGTATTGATATACTTTTCAATAGCTTTTGCTTCGGCTTCTGTAATAATACCATCG